TGTGGTTTTCATTTTAGTCGGTGGTATCGACGACGTGTTACTGCTAGTGTAAGGATTCATACACGCCATGTCATTAATGATATAGACGTGCATAATAATGCAGTTGAAGATCTTGCGGGAGCCAAACACCCCTCCCGTATGGTGCGGGTTCGACTAATTGCGGCGGCTGCGTCCCGTGATTGCCGAGCTCGGTTTTTGTTTATGTCACGTACTGAGGCCAATATGTTGGTCGCACATAAGTGGCTTCACGATTACATCTCTGCATTGAAAGACATGAGGAAAGCCGACGTGCCCTTAATTGTGCCCGTTGCGCTTGAATTGTGTTTTGTTCCATCGGCGAGCGAACTAGTGGCCAACCAGATCCGATTTACAGATGAGGTGCAACAGCGCCTCAAGCTGTATAATCAGACCTGGTGGGATTGGGGTTTCTGGGGCGGGTCCTCAGATCCCCAACCCCTGGTCGACTAGGGGTGCCCTAGAGACGTACAAGGGGTGGATAGCACGTTGAGCGCTGCTCCCGACCACCCCGATTTGGTTGTACGTAAAACTCCAGGGAGGCCCAATGCACGACGGCTAGTTGCGATGGCGGGTGTTTCTCCACCCGCCCTAGTCCGTGCATTCAACAACACAATAATCGCGTTAGAGCGGGCAGTTAAGGAGAGGGTTTTCTACGTTAAGAATGGTAATGCGTCCTTCGTGCCCCCTCCCCAACCACTCAGCACCGACATATTTTTCTTGCGTTGTTCTGATTTTGTATCAGCATGCAAAAAGTTCACGGCTCCGACCGCCCCTATCTCCCGCGAGTCTTTTGTAGACAGCTTTAGAGGCCGCAAACGTCAACTCTATGCCAACGCTTTAGCTTCATTGGCTTCAGCACCCTTTAGGCAGAAGGATAGTTATGTTAAGGTTTTTATTAAGTATGAGAAAACTTTGTTTACTCACCTTAAGGAACCTGTGCCGCGTGTGATCTCACCGAGATCGCCCCGCTTTAATATTGAAATTGGCCGGTACATACGGCCAATAGAGGAGAAAATTTATAAGGTTATAGCAAATGTTTATGGTTTGCAAACAGTGATGAAGGGTATGAATGCCGTACAACAAGCGCGTCAACTCCGGTTGAAATGGGATTCCTTTAAGAAGCCTATTGCAATTGGACTGGATGCATCGCGGTTCGACCAACATGTGTCTGTGCCGGCTTTGCAGTTCTGCCATGATTTTTATTGTGGCATGTTCCGTTATAGCAAGCATAGACAGAAGTTGCGGTATTTACTTAACATGACCTTACGCAATAAGTGCTTTGGTAATGTCATAGGGGGCGATTTGCGTTATGTCGTTGATGGTAGGCGTATGAGTGGTGACATGGACACGTCGTTGGGCAATTGCCTATTGATGTGTTCTATGTTATACAGTTACTCCAAATTTGTTGGGGTTAACATACAGCTTGCCAACAATGGGGATGACTGCGTGGTTTTTATGGAGGCCGGGGATTATACCCGGTTTATTGTAGTTTTCCATGCATGGTTCTTGGACATGGGCTTCAACATTATTGTTGAGGAGCCTGTCCTAGACTTTGAGCGAATTGTCTTCTGCCAAACACAGCCAGTTTATTGTGGGCCTGGTGCCTTTGATTATGTTATGGTCCGCGACCCTCGCGTGGCGCTTCAGAAGGATTGTGTTAGCATCAATCCACTTGACGTGCCAAGTGAGCTTTTTGGTTGGATTAATGCGGTAGGGTTGGGAGGGTTAGCTCTCACCTCTGGTATTCCTTGTTGGCAGTCCTTCTACCAGTTGTATGTTCGTTCATCCACTGGCAAAAGACTATCTAAGAAGGAAACTGGGTGGGGATGGGGTGTTCGAATGCTAGCTAATGGTATGGAAGCAAATGTGCGGTCGCCTTCTCCGGCTACCCGCGCTAGTTTCTTTACTGCATTCAACATCTCGCCTGATGAACAACTCTGCATCGAGAAGTATTATGCTTCTCTAACGGTCGTCTGGGAGGACGGCCCTGGCATACGCGAGTATGTGCAGTTACCCTTTTGAGTTTCACGCTACACCTAGCGTTAAAGGTGGGGTGGGAGCCGTTCCCATTGGGTTATGGGGTGTAATATATCCAAAACGTTTTGCTTTGCATGTAAATATTTACGTACCAAGTTGGTAACAACGGAGTGTCGAGAGACTGCACGGAATACCCT